ACGATAGGGAAGTACACCAAGGTAGTAAATATCAATAAAGGAATCCGCATCTAACATCTTGTCAAATATTAGTGTTACTCCCTTATCTCTTGATATAAGAATATCTCCTGTTTTGAACGGGACAATCCTTTCAAAGACCACCATACCGTTGTTAATTACAGCCTTGCACCCCTCAGGGATGATTACGCTGTCACCTTTTTTGAATTTAATTTCCATATCTATTATTTTTCGATAAACTTATCTATTTCACTGTTGAGGTCTTCACCCCACACGCGCCTTGCCCCTTCTTCCCAAACCACATACCGGCCGCCAGGCTTAAATCTCCCCTTACTGATGGCCACGTAGCCTTTGACGAGAATCTTTTGCGTGGCATCGTACATCACCGCATCGGCGGCCTGTCCCTTGGGCTTGTCGCCCGTGGCGTGCGAAATGAAGATAAGCAGCTTATCGGGATGGGCTTCTTTAAAACGTTGATACTCGGCGTAGCGCATGCGGGTGTATTGAAGGCTGTCGATGACGACGATGTCGGGGCTTTTGGGTCGGGAGAGTCGCTCGTGCAAGTCTTCCATACTCTCGCGGTTAAGCAGTATCACCCGCCGGGCTACATCTTTCATCCCAACCCGAATGAAGGCGTTTTTCATCGTCAGACTGTCGCCCTCCTCGAGACTGTTGTAGGCCACGCGGCCGAAGCGTGCCAGCTCTTTGCAAAGCTCCAACACAAAGGTTGTCTTTCCGGAGCCGCTTTTGCCCCAAATGACCCACACTCCCGTGCGGTCAATCTCGCCGAAGGCTGCATGCCACCGTTCCGATAGTCGATAGGTGGGTTTCTCCATCGTGTACACATCGCTGACCGAGAGGGCGCGTTGTAATCGGCGTGTACCGTCCGTGTTCGTTCGCGTTCTGACCATCATTCAATCAGTGTTCTATCGTTGTTCAACTGCTGATTCGTGCTCTCTCATGCGCCGCACCCTGTGCACCGCTTTCTTAACCCTGCGCAGGTCGAAACCGCACTCTTCTGTCTCCGTGATAATCTCCGATATTTTAGCCCGGTCATCCACGCCATTCATAGCGCATACTGCATACACATCCTGAGCTGACGTAGGCTCGAGTTCAAAGAACTTCCTACCAATGCGACTGTCTATCTCATTGTAGCCCTTCTTGTCATACCGTAGCCCCATTTTGATGCGGCGCTTGATGTAGGCTGTTGAGAAGAACACGATACCGCAGCGCTCTTCTAACCGGTTATACAGGTCGATGAAGTAGTGAAACACACGCTCACTCAATTTATCGGCTTCGTCGAAGATAAGTAGCGGCTTCTCCATCTGCACCAGAGCAGCAGTGATAGCATCCAGATTGTCGCGAAGCGTGCAACCGTCAGTACGTATGCCAATGCGGCGGGCTATATCGCGAATGAAGTCGCCTCGGCGCATGTCTTCCGAGCATAAAACGTAGAATACTTCGCCGTGTTCAGCCTCATACTGGCGCGCGGTGGTTGTCTTTCCGCAACCGGCTTCGCCGACAACCCATGTAACGTTGCGCCACTGTTGGGCATCGCTCATAGCGAACTGCATCTCCTGATTCGAGGTGATGGCAACTGTCCGCCAACTGGTGGTACTCGTATTGCTTACCTGGGCCTCGAGGTTGCGCCACATGTCGTTGCTTATGTTCTCCCATTTGCCGCTCATAATAGCGCTGAGGGTAGCTGCACTGATACCGCGAAGGCTCTGCGCCGCCTTGTTCTGTGAAGGGTATTTCGCCACATAGCGGCGGAGCGATTCCCTTATCTGCTCTTTCTGTTTTTGTTCCATTTGTATATGTGTATTTTGAAGTTTCTTTTTAAAACGGCGCCCCTATTCTCGCGAACCGGGAGGCCTTTGCTTTCTAAAAGCGAACAATTTTCAACTTATGATTTACTAAACAACAATGATCTATATCTTCCCTGCCGTCTTCCTGAAGTCTATTTTCTTCGGAAGCTCTAACCGCGGGGTATCTTCTTCATTCTCTTCATTTGTCTCGCAGTTCTTCAACCAGTCCTCCATTGAAATGTTTTTCGTGTACCGACCCAGCTCAAAGTCGATAGCCGGCTTCCGGTATTTCGCCGTGCGACGCTCAAGCTGACGCTCTATCTCGTCGTTAGCCTTCTTACCTGCGCCTTTTATTCGCGGCGTGCTCAAGCCGTGCTGTTCAGGCGCTGTACCGTTCTCGTGCTCGATTGTGCGAGCTTCCACCTGGCGGTTGATGCGGTCGCGCAGGTTGGCTTCTAATTCCTGCTTGATGAAATCGTGGTCGACAGCCGTCTGATCCTGCTTTGCGCGTGATATTACGAAATACGGCTCGGCCGTACGTTCGAAACGTCTTCCACCGTCGACTTCCTGCCTGTACAGGCGAACGCTGGTCATATCGTAGGGATCGTAGGCCACGATAAAACGGCGGTAAGTATTCTGGCGGCGCCAATCGTGATCAGGCTTGCCTGGTGAAGCGTAAACCTCACGAGTGTACTTCTTGCCTTTGACCGTGAACGTAATGCCCTGGTCGGTAAAGGTGACCGGCTTTTCTGTGAACATCCAGAACATATCCACCATATCGTATAGCGTTACTTCCTGCGTGTCTTCGTTCTCGCTTGTATTGTACATATCGATGCGACGCTGGCCGGTGGCTGGATGTGCCGATTCGTTCCATCGCTGCCTGGCTGCCGCATAGGCGTCCTTCAGCTCGTCAAGCGTGTATAGCTTGTCCTTGTTCTCTTTCAGGAACTCAGCATTCGGGCGGCTGTTCTTTTTCACTGCGCCCACATTCTGGCCTGTGAAGCGCCAGTCCTTGTGTAATTCCTGCGATTGGAACCGGCCGAAGACGCTCTCTATAGTCTTCGATTCGCCGTTATAGGGCATTGTCGTGCGGTGCATGGTGGCTATTTTGCTCAAAAAGCCACTGGCGGCGTGCTTCTTGTGTCCGCCCTGGTTGTCGGTAACTAACTCGAAGGGTTTGTGCTTGCTCGTCTGAATGGCCATGCGCAGGGCGTGGTACTGTGTTAGGTAGTCCTCGGTGTCGCTTATATGGTAGCCCAACAGCACTTCTGTTGCAGCGTCCATGACTTCGTACACACATGTAGTGCGTACATTGCCGTCTTCATCCTTATAGTAGAGGTTGAGCTTCGTGCCGTCGCCATACCACAGACTGTCACGCCTCGTTGGCAGGGCGGTCTTTTGCTTCCTGTTGAACCGCTGCCTAGCTTCCTGCTCGCCGTGAACGGCGTCCCACCACAGCGGCTGCACCTCGGGCGAACCGAGCCACTTCTTTAGGCCACTCAGGCTGCGAATTGGTTTCCAGCCTTGCTCCAGGGCTATTTCGTTTGCCCGAGCAAAAAGCTGACTATCGGTGTACACAGGCACGCGGCTACGCTTTAGTGCTATAAGCATTCTTCCGAACTCGTCGGTTATCTTCAGCGTGTTGGCGTTGCCCACCTTGCCGCTGATTAATGAAGCATAGCCTGTTTCCCGGTAGGCTTTTATCTTCGCCTTCAGACGGGCTGTGTTCGCCGGCAGCGTGTGGTCGTAGCTTTCGCGAAGTTTCTCGCTACTCTGTGCTACCACATCCCACACGCCACCCATCTTCATACCTAAAGTAGCGCGAGTGGCCTTGCACTCGTTCATGCGCCTTATAAGCATTCTTATAACGCTTGCATTCACTGTGTACTCTTCGATGAGCTTTTCGGTTAAGTGCTGGCGTTCGCCATACCGCTCGTAGGTATAGTCCTCGTAGAACTCGCGGGCCTTTGCGTCCAAGCGCAAACTCTTCTGTGCCATTTCGTGCTTCACTTTCTCCACCGGGTCGCCATACTTCTCGACAAACAACCGCTTATACTTCGCAGGAATGGAATCCCATGCGTACAACGCCTCGCGACCCTCACCGCCACCGCGGCGAACGCACTCGATATTGCGGCGGGTGATATTTGAACGCAGGGTATTACGCGCGAGTATACCTGCAGTCAACTCACCATAACTCACGCATAAGATTTTATTATAATATTCCATTCTCTGTATTGTTTTGTCGGTTAACGACTCGCAGCCAACTTCTGTAAACTTTCTAATTCGGTGAAGGTCTGAATGTCGACTTCTTTTACTAAATCTCCATACTTGTTTTCAACAACGGCACGCCCGCTACTCTTATCCAAACAGAGAATCGCTCCGTTTTCAAAATGTTGAATCATGAAGCCATTATTGTCATGAATAGTCTCCTCCACAGGAAGCGTTGCCATTTTTCTACCACCGAACTGTGTGAGCGCTGCATGGCGAATTTTCTTAGCAAGCTCACTCGTGCGATATTTGTAGCTGAGGGCATTCCACACTGTCATTGTGCTCACCTCAAAAATCTTACTTAGACGCTTTTTTGCATCAGCACTGCAGTCGATATACATTTTCATATTCATTGTTTTATAATATTTCGTTCGTACCCCTTTTTGTATCTTTGGGGCGTCTTTAAAACAAAGACGTTGCGAAGGTAGGATATTTTCTAATGCAAAAGAGGTGTTTGCCCGAAAATATCCTATTAATATAGATTATTTAACAGATAATATCCTATGGTGTTAGATAGAATAAAGGAGTATATCGATTATAAAGGTATCTCTACAGCGGCTTTTGAAAGAAGTATAGGTATGTCCAACGCCTCTTTTGGTAAATCGCTCAAGAATAGGGGCGGTATAGGTTCAGACAAAATAGAAAGAATTCTATTGGTGTATCCCGAACTGTCTGCAGAATGGCTTTTTACCGGAAATGGAGAGATGCTGAAACCTGACTACGGGCAACCGAATATGGAAATTACACCTATTAATCAATCGAAGAGTATTGAGAAGAAGGAGGAGACGCAAACTATTAACCTATATGACTTCCGGGTATCGGCTGGTCTAAAAACGATACTTGAAAACAGTAGGGCATATATTACTGACACTATACGTATATCTAATCTCCCAAAATGTGATGGAGGTATTTATGCAGTAGGTAACTCTATGTATCCTTTGCTAAGACCAGGAGATATTATCTTATATAAAATAATGCCGCTCAACATGCAGAACCTCATGTATGGACAGATCTATATAATATCTTACGAAATAGAAGGAGATGATTTCATTGTGATAAAATACATCCGGAAGTCCAACCAAGGTGAGCCGTTCATTTCGTTGGAATCCGAAAACCCGGAGCATGCACCCATGGAGATAAACTTTCAACATGTATCAGCATTAGCCCTTGTCAGGGCAAACATACACATAAACGCGTGATACACACACATACACTTTTTGTTGATTTCTTCCCCAAAAATAATGCCTAATCTTCTAATAAACACCATATTATAAGTATATAACACACTGCATAAAACCGGAAATATGCCCCCTCCAATCGTATGTTTTAGGGTCTAAAACTGTGCTTTTAAAGTCATAAACCCGCCCGAATCACCCCGTTTTTGTGTTAAAAGTGCACCCCCAAATGCACCCCCTTTCGACACATTTCGTTTTTCCATGCACCCCCAAATGCACCCCCAAATGCACATCCAACCCTAATTTTTAACATTTCGCGGGCATAAAAACGAGTCTCGAAACCGGCCGAAATATGAAAAAACGGCCCACGCACTGTTCAAAACCAGTACACGGGCCATTTAACCGTCGTTTAATCAGTGTTTTAGTCGTTATCTTTAGTATTCTTCGAACGTATTAATTCTCCAGCCCTGATAGCCGCTTTTTTGTTTATAACAACGCCTCCTCGGCTTAGTCCTACACGTTCTAACGAGCTTTGAGTGATTCCTATATCCTCAGCCGTTAGAATGCTGTATATAGCTGGAATCGAACCAAAGTAGTAATTCTTCCGTCCCCTCTGCAGTAGCTGCACATGTATAACCTTTGTCATAGTCTCTTTTTAGTGGCAAAACTACAGAATAGATACTATATACGATATATCGCATCTACAAAAATTTTCACAGCTATAGCCCCAGTGGTCTTATCGCTTGGCTTTCCATATACAATATAGTAACTATATACGATATATGTATAGTTGATTAGCCAATGCTGTACGCCGAATACTCCATGATGTATTGCTGGGGCGTTTATACTTCCTTCGCGCGCTTAGAATCCCCCTTGAATACGTCCCGAATGGTCGTTGCAGAAGGAAGTAAGCTGTGCACCTGCCGTCAGTGTTTAGAATAGCCCCTGAACGAGTCCTGAATAGGCCTTATTCACCCCTCAATCTGTCGCTATGTTACATTTATCCTTCGAACGGTCGTTCAAGGCCCTGCTCAATGTTACATGAATGTTATATGAATGTTACATTTCGTTTTTCCAGTAGTCATCTATGATTCTTGGTAACTCGTTGTGAATCAGTCGAAGCTCATTTTCTCACTTTTCACATCTCGTTTTACCCCCCTTA